TCTGCGGCGCCCTGCATATTCGAGCCGAGGTTCGACAGATACGGGTTGTTGACCGAGAGGCCGCCGACCTTGCCCATGACGCTCTGCTGGGCGCCAGGCGTGGCGTAATTTGAGGCCGCGGCACCGAGAGCCCCTTGCTGAGCCATCGGCTGGGAGAACGCATTGTTGGCGTAGTTGAGGGCGCCCTGCTGCGACAGGGTCGACGAGTTGAGATTCTGCGCCGCCGTCATGGCCGAGCCCTGGGCGAGCGGACCCATGAGTCCTTGCTGGGCTTGTCCGAGGACTTGCTGCTGATTCGACGGGCCAGCGAAGGCCCCCTGCATGTTGTTGTACGCACCCTGCTCAGTGAGTGGCTGAGAGAAGACGCCTTGCATGTTGCTGTAGGCGCCTTGTGCCGCCAGAGGCTGCGAGAAGGCGTTGTTCATGCCCGCGTAGGCTCCCTGCTGCGCACTGGGACCCGAGAAGGCGCTCTGCATGCCGCTGTAGGCGCCGCTGCCATAGGAGGGCTGCGCGAAGGCGCTCTGCATGCCGCTGTAGGCGCCCTGCTGCTGCATGGGCTGGGAGTAGGAGTTGGCGGCTCCTGCCATCACCCCGTACTGCGGATTGTTGGACGAGAGCACTCCCGCGCCGTAGGCGTAGGCGTCCTGCGACTGGGTGTTGCCGAGAAAGCGGTCGCCCATGGCGTCGAAGGCTTGCTCGCCAACGCCCTGCTGCGAGAGTGAGCCACCGGGGCCGTAGGCGGCGTCGTAAGCCGATGTCGCGGGCGTGTAGTAGCCCATGGCCGTCTGGTTGGCGTCCTGGAGCGTACTGTACTCTTTGTTGGCCGTCCCGATGGCCGTTTGCGCAAGCCCCGCCTGGGCGGCAGCCGTGCGCTGCGCGCCCGCTCCTGGGTCGAAGGTGCTCTCCAGGACTCCTCCGGCAAGAGGCCCGACTCCAGGGACGTTGTTGATGGCCTGTAGTCCCTGCGCGGATGAGTTCGCATAGTACGGGTTCTGGCCACCGGACGACGGCCCCAGCTGACCGCTGGTCGACTGAGCTGCCTGCGTGCCGCCAAATCCGCGCTGCCAATCGGTGATTGACTGGGCCATGGGCTACGTCGCCTTCGGTCGCGCGCGAGAGGCGGGCGCCACTCTTTGGGGAGCCCCCGCGGCAGTTGAGATCGGAGCGGCGGAGTACGTCCCGTTCGCCTTGGCCTGGTCGACTGTCGCCGCATACGCCGACGCCTCCTCGGGCGTTAGCGGCGTGCCACGGCCGCCGGTCCTCAGAAGGTCGGCCGTTCCCGGCGACCCAAGGGCGCCGAACCTGGTCCCAAATCCTCCCCCCGTCGAGGTTGGCGCCTTGAGCCCGAGTGCGTTGCGCGTGCTGCCGTAAGCTCCAGCCTGCAGAGCCTGGGCCGCATACGGGTTGTCGAAGGGGTTCGACTGCGGCATGTTTGCGCCAGGGCCGTACGGGTTCCCCATGCCGGTTGCTCCGAAGTTGGTCGCCGTCTGCGGCGACGAGAACTGCGGGGGCGGCGAAGCCTGCGAGGGCTGCGGGCTTGCATAGGGATTGGCCTGCGCAGGCTGAGGCGACTGCCCCTGCGGCTGGGAGGCCTGGCCAGGGGGGCGCTGCTGCGCCTGGGCTGTCATTTGCTCCCAGATTTTTTGTAGGGAGCCTGGGTCACCGAGCTGTATCATTTAGCGCCCCCTTGGGTCGAACGTCTCCGTGATGCCAGAGACCGCCATTTCGGCAGACCCTGAGTACCGCAGTCGGTACTGCCTGCGCCTGAATACGCCTCCAGGATACCATGTGAGGCTTGACAAGTAATCTCCAGGCGCTCCGAGATTGAGCTCGGAGAACTGACGCCACAGGACGTCATCGTCTCTCACGGCAATCTCGAGCAGGCCGCCTTCCCAGCCCTGCCCCCGCTTGACGTAGGTCGTGATTCGCCTGGTCTGCTTGAGGTTCGCAGAGCCGTAGTCGTCGCGATTCGTAATGAGGTCGCAGGCGATGGAGACGCCCCCGACGTCCTCGGTACCCGATGGGTCGAGCTGAAATAGGTTCTCGAAGTCGGAGTCGCCGACGTATGTCGTATTGCTGCCCGCCCAGTATGTGACTGAGCCGATGCGAGGCGCCTGTGACTTCCCCGTCGGCGTCAGGGACTCCCAGGTGCCCCAGGTCTGCTTCTTCATGTCGTAGGAGAGGCAGAGGTCGGCGGACGGGAAGACCCAAATGAGGATGTCGTAGAAGGCAACCTGGATGCGGGCGCCCCAGCAATCCTCAACGGTGCTGAGGTCTCGAATCGTCTTCTCCACGGGGCTTGAGATGACTTCGAATGAACGCCCGTCAGAAATCACGAAGCGCCTTCGGTCGTCCAGCCATGCGAACTTGTCTTCGAGCTGGATAGGGCTGTAGGCTGCGACGCAGCCGACGGCCAGGGCGGCTGCCGTGACGAAGGGGAGATACTGGTCGCCGCCGGTCCCGTATACCTGGAGCGTCTTTTCGCCGAAGACGTAGAGCTCCTGGAGGCTCGAGTAAACGCCGACCACGCGGTCAGGAGAAGCGTCGGCGGTGTTGAAGTTCAGGGGGTTCCAGGTCGTGTGCGCGCCGTCACCAAGGTTCGACCACTTGAACTGGCTGTATGAGCCGCTTACGTAGTCATTCGAAATGATGTAGTTCGCGAGCGCCGTGACGTGCGTCGCGCCCGTTGGCGGCTGATTGGCCGTTGTGACGGCAGCAGAATCCAGTCGCGAAGACAGCCCTGTCCCCGTCCACTGCTGGAGAGCGCCGCCCCCGGCGATGATGACGCGAAGAGAATCCTCGGTGAATGTGACACGCGCTGCACCGCCGGCAAGCTTCGTGGTCGCGCTGGACGACGATAGGTTTGTCGTTACGAGGGTCAGCGGATTGAGGGCACGTATACTGCGGTCGCTGAGGACGTAGACGATGTACGTCTGCAGGTCGATGGGACTTCGCCAGACGTAGCAGCCGAGAATCTGAGCGCCCGAGCTGGAGAGGCTGAGACCGTCAATCTGCACGATGGCGGGACGAGGGTGAATGGCTCCCTGGTCATCAATGACCCAGTTGACGAAGCGCGAGTTCGTCGTGCCCCAGTCCTCCATGGAGTCGGTTTTTCCCTGCGTGATGGGGACCTTGTACTCCGCCATCAGGAGCGCGCCGTTTCTGTCCAGGACGAAGAGTTGCTGTCATAGACGAAGGTCACGTAGACGGAGTTCCCGGCGCCCGGGGCCGGGACGCCACCGCGGAACGTGAGTCCAGAGCCCGCTGCCCACGTGACGGCACCGGCCGTGTTATTCCAGAATCTCACGGTCATCGGGGAGGTGTTTCTGATCGTACCTCCAGCTGCCACCGTGACCGTGATAGCGGCGGTGCTTGCCTTTATTGTAACGAGGGACTGTACCCATCCGATGGAGACAGTTGACGTCGCGTTCACCGTGAAAAGCGAATCTGTCGCTGCGTCGCCCGAGTACGTGTACCCGCCGCCATCGCTGTTCAAGAACATGGGAGTTTTCCCCGTTGTCGTAAGCGACCCGGTCCCGCCGAGGATGTTCACGCGACTGGATGCGGCGTTGTCGACAACGTTTACCGCTCCGCCGATGACTGTCACATTCGACCCCGCGGCGCCGGCTGCGACATTGATTTCCCCGTGGCACCCGATGGCCGTCACATTGCCGAATGCGGCGGTTGCCGGGAAGGCGGCGATTTGTCCGACTGTGGTTCCATCGCTCCTGATGCACCGGCACGATAAGAGGGCGGCCTGGGTCGATGTGGCAGCGTCCGAGAGAAGCGTAACGAGGCCGACAGCGGACGAGCTCGCGTGCACGTCAGATAGCTGAATGGAGCAGTCGCCACCGCCGCCGGAGATGCTGAAAAACGTCGGCGTCGCCTGGGTGCACGTCAGCGTAAGGGATGTCGCGGAGAACGCCGAAGAACCGCCAAAGGTGACGGTTAGCATCGTGGCACTTGCTGCTGCTGGTTGGAAGCTGATGATGCTCTTTCGGCCGACGCCGCGCAGCTTGATGGGAACGGTGCCGGAGGGGGGGGACAATGACGCCGTCACGACAAAGGTACCTGAGGGGATGAATAGCTCTCCGCCTCCTGCGGACAATAAGGCGTTGATGGCCGCGAACCACGCGCCCGTGCAGTCAGTGATTCCGTCTCCCACGGCACCGAAATCGGTGAGTGTCCAGAATGCCTCGGTCAAGCGCGCATGCACGGTTCTCGAGACCGTGCCGATGCCATCGGCCTTCACCATGCCGCCCTGCGCCCCATTGGAAAGGGCGAGAGATGTCAGGGCGTCGTCGAGGGTCTCGTACGTCGAGCCAAAGGACGTCGAATTGAGGCCAACTTGCAGGGCGGTCACCGTGTTCTCGATTTCGAAGTCCTCGACCAAGGCTCCGGTGGACGAATAGACCTGCATGCGAACGGCATCGAGGGCATAGACCGGCGAGGTCGACCGCCCCTCGCCATCGAGGATGACCGGCTGCGCGTAGACGGCTGCAGCCTCGGCGTCTTGGTAGACCGGGACATATGTCGTGGTCCCTGGCTTGTAGAAGTAGACGCTGCCGCTGGCAGCCGCGGCGCCGTAGCCTGAGACGGAAATCGAGCGAACGAGAGCGGCAATGGCCATTTATCAGCCCCACACGTAGTTGAAGGACGGCATCTCCTGGAGGTCGGCGATTTCCGTGTCCGAGTTGATTTGGCGGGCGAATTCGGCTTCGAAGGCCGACGTGCGGTCGTTCGTCTCGCCGCGAGTCGCGCCCGCGGCTGGTGAGAGCGCCGCCACGAGTCCGAGGTTGAGAGCAGAGAGCCACTTCGTCGAGAAGTAGGGCGTATTGGCCCCTGTCCCTGTGTCCTGCGAGCGCAGGATGGCCCTGTACTCGACCGTCCCGACCTCGGACGGGACGAGGTAGAAATAAAGCGTCACGGTCTGCCGGCCGGTGGCCGCGTCCAATTGCTTCTCGAGGTAGTACTGGACCGGCGTTCCCTGGATGCTGCGGTCAGATGTGATCATCCACTGCGACGCAGACATCGGGAAGACCGCGATGGCCGTCGTGATTCCGGGCGGCGTGTAGCGCACCGGCTTGTCGACGTCCCACACGTCTTCCGGAAGAGCATAGGCTTGCTGCCCAGAAACGGTTGAAAGCGTGCGCCTGACCATCTGGTAAAGGCGCGCACCGCGGCCATCCAGGCTCTGGATGAGTACGTCGAGTTTGTCGTTGGCGAGCTTGATAAGACGCGCGTCGGCGGACTGCTCGGATGCTCCAATGAAGCCGACGTCAATGAGTGCCATTCGGACGATGTCGTCCCTATTCTGGTTGAAGCTCGTGGTCCCTGAGGTGCTCATGAATTCGGCACGCCTCCATAGCTCTGATTGTAGCGGAAGCAGTTCCCGAATATGGCTGCATCGACGACCGAGATGACGCTGCTACTGTTCGCGGCCGAAATCTGATTCGAGAGACCGAGGAACGTATACGTCGCGGGAACGCCCAGTCCCTGAGTCGCGTCGGACAGGTTTCTCAGCGTCTGGTTTCCCCACGTCAGCTTTGCATAGTCCAGCGTCGGCTTGTCCAGGACGGGAGCGAGGCAGCCGAATAGGCTCGGAACGAGGAATTGGTTCCCATTCACAGCACCCGATGCCACTGCCGTAGCACGCGACGTAATCCCTGTCTTTGGAGAGAATGTGCCGTTGTTAGAGTTCGCCACCGTCGGCATGAACGGGGGGTCCGTCGGTACGGGCAGACCAGGATTTTGCGCCAGGGACATCGTCCAGTTGAACATGTCGTTGAACAGACCGGATGCGCCCTGGACAGAGTAGATAGAGCGCAGGGCCCAGCCGACGTCGAACATGTTGCGCAGGCCGGAAGACTGCAGTTGCCATACATTCCGCGTATTCGCCGTCGACACAGAGGGAATCCATCTGTCGAACGGGGTTGCCGCCGAGAAGCCCGCTATGGCGCCGCCTGTGGAGCTATCGACCTGAGGCGTCGTCCAAAACGACATCGCCGAGGAGATTGTATTGGACAGCGTATCTGCCGCGGATGAGGAGAGATTCCCGCCCAGGGTGTCTCCGTAGACCCCATCTCCCGCAATGTCGATGAGAGCGGTCAGTGTCTCGACGGCTGCCATGGTCGAGTGAGCCCAAAATTCGGCAGTCCCGCCCGCGAAGATGTTCAGGTCCCACGGGCCGTACAGTTTTCGGTTCAGCGTCCCGTAGTCGACCGTGTACCTCGTAAAGGTAAACAGGTCGATGCGACGTGCGTTAACGAGCCATGTCGCGGCCCTCTTGGCTGAGTCCAGGTACTCGACCTTCTCGAGGAGCTGGTAAGCCCTGAGCATTCCCAGGGTGGCCCTGGCCTGGGAGAAGACGCTGTAGCCGATGAGAGGAGGCGGAGAGTAGACTCCAGAAAAGGTCGTTACCGTGCTTTGCGTAGACACGAGAACGTCGGCAAGCTCCTGAATCTTCTTCCTTGCCGCCGACAGCCACGCCTGCGGCCTCTTCGCTTGCGCGACGATGTTGTGCAGGTAGATGATTGCCTCGCCTGCGCATGCCTGAGCATTGGCAAATCCCACTGTCCACCCAGGAACCTGGACAACGTTCTCGGAGAGAGAAGTCCCGGGCCATGGAGCGAGATTGATGACGAGCTCAAAGATGGCCTCCTCGTTCATCCAGGAGTCAGCCATCTCGTACTGCTGCCCATAGGGCGGCGGAGGAGCCTCGCGCTGGCGGTGTGCCGAGGCAGCGGCTCTGTCTACGTCGATGAGGGCGGGCTCGGGCGCGCAGAAGGCCTTACAGCGCCAGAGGCGGTCAGAGCCCTGGACTAGCTCTGTGTTCCGGTAGCGCGCCCCGCAGAGGTCGCAGTACCTGAGCGTCGCGTTCGCCTCATACTGGACGACTCGCCTCATTCATCACGCTGCGATGACGATGGGGCACGGAGTTGAGTCTCCGGCCCGAAGTCCGTAGAGGTTGTAGGTGCTCCCCGTTGTGACAATCCAGAACTTTGATTTGTTCAGGAGCGTCACGTTGCGCACATCGAGTCGCGTGGTTGCGGAGCTGAAATAGGCGCCAATCCAGCCCGTTGACCCGCCGTCAAACGTCGTGTCGATGATGGAGTGGTCAGTACCGGCTCCCTGAACGAAGAGGCCGTACGTGGGGAAGCCCGCCGCTCCACTGGCCACGGAGAACGAACAGGAGATGATGCGTGCCGTACCGCCATTCACGCTCACGCAAGAGGCGTCGTCCCACCCTCCCTGAAGCGTGCAGGAGTCGAGAAGGACGCCTGCGTTCGTGAAAGCCAGCTTTGCCGGTGTCGCGGCGTTCAGCGAGGGCTTGAACGTGACGTTGAAGAAGCGAGTCATCGTCGCCGTGAAGGCCAGCGCGGTGCTCGTTCCTGGCGTCAACTGCGGAGCCTGCGAGCCAGAGCCGAGGCCGATTGTCGTGATGGAGTTGCTGATGGACGCGACGTTGCCCAGCGTCTCGGCATGACCGGGAGCCAGGACGATCGTATCGTTGTTGCCCGCGGCCGCGACGGCGCTCGTCCAGGACTTCTTCGGCTTCCAGGGGTCAGTTCCGTTGTTGGAGTCGTTTCCGGACGCCGAATCCACCCAGTAGATGGTCCCCGAGACGTACTGTCCTGCCAGTGTCGCAAAGGTTGGCCCCGCCGAGCCAAGGGCTGACGTCCAAATGTTCGGCGAGGCCATGGTGAACCTTTCTTAGCCGGAGACCGTCCCGACGATGAGCCCGGCCTTGCCAGGCACCGTGGCGAAGCACTGGATAAGCTCCCAGTTGCCCACCGGGTTGATGGCCGTGGCCGCCCCCGTTGCGTTCTTGATGCCGATGCCGCAGCCGATGAGCTGGCCAGTGGCACCGGTGACGCCCTTGATGGCGACCGTCGAGTTCGCCGTGTTGTTCGCGAAGATGCCCTCGCGAACCTCCCAGTCCACCGGCGCCGTGACCGAGTTGGCCGAGATGTCGATGCAGCCCCCGGTCGTCGCCGAGAGCGGCAGCCGCACGTCGCAGAAGCGCACCGCCACGCGCGCAGGGCCGACAGTGCCCGTCGTCGACAGCCAGGACGTCGGCGTCCCGGTCGTCCCGTAGGCCATGCAGCTCTCCGTGCGGAACTCACTTGCCGCTGACGAAAGCGAGATTCCCGTGGTCGCGAGAGCCGTGGCGCTCGAGGCCATCTGCATCGTGCAGTTCATCACCTGGCATCCAGCCGCCGTCACCGTGACCATGGCAGCGACCGTAGTCGTGCCCGTCTGGGGACAGAGCAGAACCATGTTCTCGATGCCGCTATTGGCGGCCGCGAGAGCGATGGTCGAACCCGCCGCGGTGAACGTCAGCGTAGGCCGCGCCCTTCCCACGCCGAGACCGATGATGCGGCACCCAGCCGGGATGGTCTGGGCGCCGGTGTTCGGCCCGTTGGCATCGGTCCCGCTGAACGTGTTCGAGGCGGTCACGTTCTCGGCGTGGCCCTCGAGCACGTAGATGCGGGCGCCGCTGGTCGTGTCCGATCCGACCTTCTGAAGGGCGTCAGCGATGGACGGCAGCGGCTTGTCGGCCGCGGTGCCGTCGCCACGTGCGAGCTGGGCATAGGGAGAGCCCAGCGGGGACCGGTTGCACACGAAGAGCGGCGGCCCGCTGAAGGCGTCGTAGACCGAGCCCGGGGCGAGAGGAACCCCGTAGCTCGCGACGCCGCTGAAGTTGGTTGCTGGCATGGGGTCTCCTTAGACGGCGTTGGACCCGTAGAGAGCGCGGGGGTTCTTGCAGAACCAGTACGCGCGGAACCGCGTCACGTACACCTTGTAGGTGAGCAGAGCCTCGTTGTCCGTCTGGAACTCGGGCTTCACGCGCCAGCGCCAGTTGAGGCCATCGCCGTCATCGTTGACGTTGGTCAAGCCCCACCAACGCGTGGTCGAGCCGAGGAAGGGGTTCGCCACCACCTCGAACGAGCCGTAGACGAAGGAGAGATTGTTGTTACCCGAGCCCACTTGGAGCTGGGTGTTCGCCAGTTTCCAGGCCGTCGGCACGTTGGCCGGGTGGACTAGAATCTTGGTCAGCTTGAGGTCTGGCGAGATGAGGCCCGAGCTGTTGGGTAGCGTCGGGAAGGTGACGTGGAGCTGCTCGATGGCGTACTCCGAGAGGGAGAAGCCGGCGCCCGAGAACATGTTGGCGAACGTGCCGCCGCGGGGGAGCACCTGGGCGGTGCTACAGAGCGGGGTCCCGTTGCCGAAGGCCGCGTAGGAGCTGTTGAAGGAGCGGTCCATGAAGAGCGCCGCGAGGTAATCCGGCGTCTTCCAGGCCATCTCGCCGAGCATCTTGCCGGCCGACTTGATGATGGGAAGGTTCTTGGCGGCGTCTTCGGCTGCTTCGTAGGAGAGCTCCA